CCCCGGATACAATATATAGAGAAATAGGATACTCCCCTTTGCTTGATTTGTCAAGAGGTGAAGTGTATAATCAAAATGAATCTATGAAAGGTGGATTTGATCAGATGGCAAGAAAATATTTTGCGAAAGTAACGAGCTTCAAAACGATCTCAGGGCAAACAACTATGCCGAAGAAGCCAACAACTGTATCACTTGAAAATACAAATGCAAGTACGCTTGTAACTGATATTACTGCTGCTCTTAGCGGTGTTAGTTCTATCGGATCTGGTGAATCAATACAAGTGATCATAACATCAAAGGAAGTATAACTTATGTCATATATCCAACCGTCAACACGTGTAAAACTTATCCGGAATATTCACAATACAAGTGATAATAAGCATACTTTGTATTTTGCTTCGTTAGCAGATCAGACTACATTTTATGAATCTGCTACAGGTATAACATTTACTGATTTTTCATTTCAACGTGGTACTAACGGTGTAGATCGTGTGCGTGTTGGTGCTTCATATGGTTCTTTGTATGGTTGCTCATATATGTTATTTAACAATGAAGCATTCCTGAATAAAAACTTCTATGCATTCATTACTGATATCAAGTATGTCAACAATGAAACGTGTGATGTTTATTACAAGATAGATGATCTTCAAACGTGGCTTTTTGATATCAATGTACTACCTTCATATATGGAAAGAACACATTCTTCGGATGATTCCGGTGATCTGTTTGTTGATGAAGGTTTATCACCGGGTGAAATGGAATGCACTTATGATCTTACTACAGAATTAACAGATTATCCGATTGTAAGTGTTAAAGAAGGTGAATGCAGAGCAAGATATTGTGTGCTTATAGCTGCTACAATGGATCTTGCGGAAAGTTCTGCTTCAAGTAATCCTTATCCGGTGCATGGTGAAGATGCTCAAAACTATAAATTGGGTAAGATCTGGTATCGTGACGGTGTAATCTTAGATTCTGTAGGTTTGTTTGCAGTTCCGATAAATATCGATACTGATACTGCCGGTAAAACAGGTGGTGATTATTTCTTAGCGGTATATAATTTCATCTATGGTAACGGCTTTACAGATTATATCGTAGATATGTGGACTTATCCTATGTGCTTCTTAGATTTTGAGCTTGCCAATACAGGCGGTTCAAGTCCTGTAGATGCGCCTTATCCTACTTGCGTCTATGTAAAAGGTGTAACTTCAGATGCAAATGTGATAGAAATGAATCTGCCTCGTAATCCTATGAACATACCGGATAGAACAATTCACGGATATCTACCAAAGAATAAGAAGCTGTTCACATATCCATTTACGCAGTTGATTGTATCTAATAATAATGGATCTGCTGTAGATTATCGTTTTGAGTGGTTTACTTCTGCAGATCCTACATTAAGATTATTCGGTACAACTACACCTGAAGCGAAGGTTAGAGCAGTTCCATATAACTATGGTGAAGGTGCTGTAAGTAATGTATATGATACTTCATATGCTATTGATACTGCGCCTTATCCTTCAGTCTGTTATACAAATGATGCTTATGAAGTCTGGTTAGCTCAGAACAGGAATACTATTGAGAATAATTTTGATATCAATAAGCGTAATTTTGTTACGGGTCAGATCATGACCGGGCTTAATACTACTTTAGGATTATTAACAGGTGGTTTAGGTAAAACGGGATCTGCTGTATCTGCTGTAGAATCATCATTCCTTCAGACGCAGAATGCTTTGAATAATATGGATTCTATCATAGCTAATGCGGAAGATATGCGACAAAGACCGCCTACGGCTTCAGGTATTCAATCTGTAGGTTTAGCGCAGCAGAACAAGAAGATCGGATTTACTGCAAATGTAGTTCATCCGTCTTATGCTCGTACTCGTGAATTAGATGATTATTTCACTATGTACGGATATGCGCAAAAGCGTGTAATGCCTGTAAATATGCATGTAAGATCTGAATTCACTTATATCAAAACTACAGATTGTAATATTCAATCTTCTATTCCTAAAGATATCGAAAGACATATTGCAGATATCTTTAATAGCGGTGTTTGGTTCTGGGTGAATAATAATCATATGTGTGATTTTACTGTAAATAATGCTATACTGAGTTAAGAAAGGTGAATGAATATGAGTATCAAAAATGCTTTAAGCAAGTTTAAGAATTCAGTAGGTGATATCTTCATTCCGTTTGGTAACTATGAATACCGTGAAGGGATGGAAGATGATAATATATCATTCCTGAATTTTCTGATCCAATTTATAGAGATTGCTATTTGCCGTTTTGAATATGAAGGAATGCCTGAAGAAATAGATCCTTTAGATTTTGAAAGATTTCTTTTTCAGGATGGTAAAGTAATCTTTTTCCGTGATGAAGTAGTTAATAAATTTGTTGCACTGCCGTGTTCCGGCAATAGCGGTGTACTTGATAAATATGGGCATCCGGTAAAGGTATCTGTACACGGTAACGGAAGTAATTCTTATAATGTAATCGGTATTACAGACTTTGTAGAAGTAAAGAATACACCCTTATCTGAGCCATCTATAGTACGTGTTACGGATTTTGCGAAGCATCTTTATAATCTGGATAGAACAATTGATGTTAATGTAAATGCTCAGAAAACGCCTTTATTGATCAGGTGTCAACAGGCGCAGCGTCTTACTCTGAAGAATGCTTATATGCAGTATGCCGGAAATATTCCGATTATCTACGCAGATAAAAACTTCAATCCGGATGATCTTACAGTTCTTAGAACAGATGCACCTTTCAATGCCCCGGGATTATATGATCTGAAGGTTAAGATCATGAATGAATATCTTACTTATTTAGGTATAAGTAATGTCAATTATCAGAAGCGTGAAAGAATGGTTACAGATGAAGTTAACCGGGCGTTAGGCGGTGTATTGGCAAACAGGCATAGATATCTGACCTGCAGACAAAATGCCATAGATAAGATAAATAAGAAATTTGATCTTAATATCAAAGTAGCATTCAATGATGTTGATGTATCTGATATCGGTATCAATGAAAAAGAAGATCCTGTAGAAATGGTAGGTGAAGATAATGTCTAAGTATACAACAGAGTTGCGGTATATCTGCGAAGAACAAGCCGGAAGAACAGAATCAGTAGATTATAATTCTGTTGCTTCCGTTATTGAAGCTGCAAGAAGTCATATCTTTAACTTCACATATCCTTATTATGATGCAGAACAGAAGCAGAGAACAGAAACAAACATTCTCAGACATTTCTACACAATGGAAATTGGGGAAGAAACATACGGATTATGGAAAATGCGTCTTGAAGATAAGATGAATCTTATCATGCCTTATTACGTGAAGATGTTTGAAACGGCTGCTCTTGAATTTGATCCTTTAGTTGATGTTGATATTCGTGAAACACTTGATGAAGATACTGCATCACATTCTGAAGGATCTTCAAATGTAACTAATTCATCTGTTCAGAATGATAATAATTCTTCTGAAGTTATCACAGATCAGGATGATTCCGTAAACAGAACACATTCTGCATTCAATTCTGATAACAGATCCGGTAATGATGAAACAAAGAATAAGTATTCTGATACACCGCAAGGATCTATACAGAATCTTGAAAATGATAGATATCTTACTAATGCATCTATCAACAATTCAGAATCTACTGAAGATTCTGAAGGTGTTGTATCTGAAGTTTCCGGTGATGTATCTACACATGATGTACAGGTAAATACTACAGGTGATGCTTCAAGGATCAATACAGGTGTTAATGAAGGTTCTAACACTTCCAATGATACAGGTAGAAGGAATTATGAGAAGGTCACAAAGGGTAAAACTGCCGGTAAATCTTATTCTGAAATGGTAGAAGCGTACAGGAATACTATTCTCAGGATAGATTCTATGATATGTGATGAATTATCAGATCTGTTTATGCTTATTTGGTAAAGGAAGGTATTCAAATGAAGAAGATCAAACTGTTTTATGAGCAGCACATTCTACCTATAGTCTATGATTATTCTATGAGTTTATCAGAATGTGTAGGTAAACTTGTAAGAGTAGTAAACGGCTTAATTGAAGATGTTCAGGTAATTGATCATAAAACAGATGTTGCAGAACAGAATATTGATGTTCTTCAGGAAAGAGTAAATACCAACAATACTCTTATCAATAATCTAAGATCTGAAGTAGAAGATCTTGAAGATACAGTTGAATCACTTCCTACAGAAGATACTATAGATCAGTTGAATTCTGCTATAACGCAGAATTCTTCTGATATTGCAGATCTTGAAACAAGAGTAACTGTTCTTGAAGGTATGAATGTATATGATCGTCTGGATCAGGCAGAACAGAATATCATAAATCTTCAAAGTGATGTATCTGATATTGAAGATGATATTGATAATTTGAATACAGATATCGGTATTATCAATAATTCTATAACAGGTATAAGGAATGATATTACTTCTATAAACGGCAATATAAGTGTAATTCTAAGTGATATATCACTTATAAATGATGATATTAGTGATGTTAAATCCGATATAAGTGATATTGAAGGTGATATATCTTCTATCAATAATGACATTACAAGTATCAATACTGATATTACAAATATCAATAGCAGTATTGGTGTAATAACAGGTAACATATCTGATATAAATGATGATATTAGTGATATCAATAGTGATATATCTTCTTTAATGCAAGATGTATCTGATATAAATGGTGATATTTCTAATATCACTTCAGATATCATAGGTTTAAGATCCGATATCAATAACAAGTCTACAGTTAGCTATAATCAGATACAGACTTCAGGTACAAAGATAGGTGAAATTACTATTGATGGTAATACTACAGATATATATTCACCTGCTTCAAGTACACCTACTATAGCTGCAGATGATGTTACTTTTGATCCAGGTCTTACACCTTTTACAAGTAATAATGTTCAGAATGCTTTAGAAGAATTAGCTTATTTTCTTGATTTTGCTCATAATGTTCAGTTACCTAATGTTTGTTGTTCCGGGTATATCACAGCTACAAATAAAGATATATATTTCCTGATCCCATATCATAAAAAGTGTAAAAGAGGAATAGAAAATAGTTATCCTTTACGTGGTAATATATATGTTCGTGGTGTAAATGGCTACATATTACAGAATCATGCTCTTAATGGATATTCTAAGAATGCTACTACCGGTACATATTGCAGAGTAGAACAGACTACAGCCGGTATTTTCGTTAGGTTACATGATGATTCAGGCTTTTCAAGTACAGTTACAACAAATACGCCTGTAAATGTATATTTGAATAATCTATTATTACAAAGAACAAGTACGTGATATAATAGACATATAAATTCTAAAGAAAGGTAGGATAAGTATACAATGCTTACTAATCGAATAACAAAAGTTAGATTGTTCTATACGCAGCATGTATTACCATTGATCTACGATTATTCATTATCATTCTATGAAGCACTCTGTAAGATCGCAGATACTTTGAATGATACTATTGAAGCTGTAGAAGAATTAGATGATCGTGTTACGCAGAATACAACTAATATCACTAATCTTACTACTATAGTAAATAATTTTGATGATCGTATCGAAGCAGCAGAACAGAATGCACAAGATGCTAAAGATGCTACAGATGCACTTACGATTGATCTTGAAACGCTTCGTACACAGGTTATCCGGAACAGAACCGATATCAATAATCACACTTCTGAATTAGCGGATCATGAAACAAGGATCTCTGTTCTGGAAGGTTATGCTTTTGAAGGCATTACACCTGTATCTCAGGATGATATGGAAGATTATATAAATAACTACTTCACTACTATAATCAATGAGATCATCAATCCTATGCGTGAAGAAATTGATGCATTAGCACAAGGCGGTTATACACCTGTTTACGGCTCTGTAGATTTTGGTCAGGGTGTACTCTTGAAGGCTCTTGCCGGTGGTGGGATGGAAATTGCATCACGTGATTTTCAGGTTTCCGCTGCTTACGTTCAGGCGCTTAATATGGTCTATGGATGCATCTATATTTCACAGTCTGAAGGTGCAACTGTTAATGCAGTACCGGGTGATACTTTCGTTCTCTGTTGGAAGGATTCATCAGATCTTCCACCTATTGCGCATGACTTCCCCGGTGTTAAGGTTGCGTGGGATGATGAAACGCACGTTCCGGATCTGTTCAAAATGGGTATTGATTATAATAACACCTTCTCTAAGCGTGTTGATGCATTCTACACACCTAATCGTGATCAGTACCCGGGTGAATTGGGTACAGGGTATAAATGGTATGCGCCAGTATACCTGAATAACATTTCTACAGGTTCACCTGTAGAGAATTGGGCAATTATTCAGATTCCTTTCTGTTATCTTTCGCTCAGATCTGGTGGAATGACTGAAACGGATATCGTAAACATTCAGGATGAAGCACCTATTTCACGTGGTGAAGATGGTACGCCTTATGTATTGGCTCGTAATCCTGTAGATCATGATCAGATATCTTCTCAGAATTGCGCCGGTTGGGGTATTGAATTCAAGATCCGTAATCTTTCCGGTTCTTCACATGCATCTTCTGCTTATCGTGGCGGTTTCTGCGGTTTGGGTAGAATGAGTAGGCAAGGTACAATATTCTTGCAGTATAAGTCTGATTCTGAATCTAGTATAAGAGTATTCGGCTTGACTGGATCTGTTAACGCTAGAATCGATAATAAGATTAAAGCCGGTGAAAGATTCAGGCTTGTATACTTGTATGAAGATCAGACACTTACTTTGTATGATCAGTTGGGTGATGTTGTAGGTTCTGTATCTGATTTTGAGTATGCACCTAATAATAATCCTGATTATGTAACTACAGGTATCTTGTTCGGTTATACCAATGATACAGGCGGTAAAACATTAGGATCTTATGGAACAATTGACGAATTCAGGGTATTCAAATTGACCTGATTCTGATATAATATAAATGCGTTGAAAGGCATTATTCATGACAAACCTCCTTTTGAAATGATGTGCAGCAATAACACCCTGATCTGATCAATCAGGGTGTTATTGTGTTCAAAAGGATTTATAAAACATAAGCGGTAAAACATTAGGATCTTACGGTACAATTGACGAATTCAGGGTTTACAAACTGACCTGATTCTGATATAATAAATGTGTTGAGTTGGGGCAATCATTCATAACCTCCTTAAAGTGAAAGATGCGCAGCAATAAACCCCGGATCTGATCAATCCGGGGTTTATTGTGTTCAAAAGGTTTTATAAAACATAAGCGGTTGACTTATATATTTATTTTATCGTAAAATTCACTTTTTTCAAGAGTATACCGCCGGGTATATGAACAGGCATTAACTTCCCCGGTATTACTAAACCCGGTACAAAATCTTCAATATACCTTTTCTTCTCTAAGAATTCTATTTCACGCTTCGAATATCCTTGTGTAGCATCACCTATTGATTCAAGCCAATCAAGCCTATCCTGAAGTGTATCGAAGCGAATACAGGCTTCAAACAGGTTCTTGCAATGCTGCGGTAATCCGGCACATCTTATTGTATATTCATCATTATCAGGATCATATTCTATATATGTTTTTGCTCTAACGAATATAGCCTTTTTCCATGTGCTTTCTTTTTTCCAACAACAAAGATCAGTATCATGATATTCAATATCTACAGACGATTGACCTTTCTTCAATTCAAGATGCAGAGAATCCGTATCTGCATATCTGAAAGAATCATAATTCTTCTGAGCATGTCTTATGGTAAAATCTCTTGCCCATGATGTTATAGCAGATCCTATAGCGATAAAACCGGGTGTTTTCTCGTGTTCATCAATGATCTTGAATTCTGTACATTCTGTTTCAAAATCTATATAAGGTATCTTATAAGATGAATCTGAAGTCTGCGCAAATCTGCCATATAAAGAATTAAGACATAACTTCGCTATGGATCTTTTAACGGCATCACCTGTTTCTGTAGCTTCTATCTTCATCTTCATGTAGTAATCGATATAATCATCAAAGATACCCGGTACGGCATAAAACCAAACACCATCCAATACTTCAAAATCAGATACTTTGTAATGCTCTAAGAATATCCTAAAATCAATGCAAGTCATTGTTAGAGTAACTATATTAGAAGCCTTCATTCCTGTTCTATAATCGAATATCTGAAGCGGTGTACCGTACTTATCATAGATCTGAGAAGTCTTTAGCATCTTTGTAGAAGGATAATATAAAGAATCCTTTATTTGTACAAAAGGTAGATGCTTTTCTCTGATAACAAAAGAACACCTAAAACGGATGAAGAAGTAGTAATAATCATTAAGTCCTGTTTTCTTTAATAGCTTAGAAGGAATGGTATTACCTTTCCAAAAATGCGGCTTGCCTACAGGATAATAAGAACCGGATCTGCTATGCATTACTGAAGGATAAAGAGAATTTACATCATCCGTTTCACCTGTAGTTTCTTCATCCGTTAAATAGTTCTCTATGGCTGTATAACACCATCCGCCCCGGTAGGATCTTCTTATATATGCATCTGCATTAAGATCACCAAAAGTAGAATCACAAGCGAATTCTTCAAGGTTAGGATAATCAGATTTGAATCTGTTATATCCGCAGAACAGTTCTTTATAGTTCTTCATACAACAAGACGATATTGTTAATCCGTTGAATCCGTTCCGGAACATTTCTTCTAATGCTTCACGCAGAACATATACATCATTCTTGATATATTCTTCTTCTTCAGGTGTAGGAATGTGCCCCGGTCTACGTTCACCTTCATATACCATTTCAGTCTTTTGATGCTTAGTCTTGAATGATTTTCCTATTTCACGTAAAGAGAATGGTATAAGCTTATATGAATCTCTGAATTGATATACAGACTTGCCGTGACGAACGTTGATCATATACCATTGATTCTGCTCTGAGATAATGCAGTTATAAGTATTATCAGGTAGTTCATTAGGCTTCTTTACGGCAAAATTACCATTAAAAGCATGTGACATAAGCCAATAGATAATGAATTCACCATCAAACTTCAGGTTATGAAAATAGTAGATCTGTATCTTCTTTGTGTGATTTGTGAAGATATATTCAAAAAATTCATCTATAGAATGAAATAGTTCACATGATTCATCTTCACCGTTTATTTCCGTCATAGCAGCAGACCAAACTTCAGTAGTAGTCTGCCCTTTATATACTGTAGTTTCAAAGTCGCAAGCATATTTCTTTTTGATCATATTTCCCATAGTAGCACCACCTTAAAAATCAAAGAAATCATCTGAACCGTCATTAAAGAATTCATTCATGAATTCTTCATCTTCATCTGCATCTTCTGAAGTATAAGAATCATATCCGGCATTAGATGCTGCATCAGACATATCATCAAAAGCATCTTGTACTTCATCAGGAATATCAATACCATCTACATATGATTCAAGTTCCATGATCCATTCAAGGGCTGTATCTTTATGATACATGATAGATTCATTGATATAAGTTCCGTTATATTTACTCTTTTCAATAGCCTTAGCGAATCTGTAAGCATTCTCTGTATCTTGCGCCTTACACCTGTTTGCCCATGAATTTAACTCTGCTGCAGCCTTCTTCATAGCTTCCTTCTTCTTTGGTGAAAGTCCACGTGATTCAAGTTCATCTACCATGTTATAGATATCTTCGATAAACTTATCAAAGACATAATCAACATATTTGCGCAGTTCAAGTTCTGTAGGTATATCAGGCTCAAATTCTTCGGGTGCTTCCGGTATATCATTAGGATCATTATAATCAGGAATATCAGAATAATCAGGTACAGGTGTTTGATTCCTTCTATCCTTCTCTGCATCTGCAGCAGCCTTCTTAACTAAGAATTCTTCACGCCTTTTCTGTACTTTTTCTCTTAAAGGTGCATTCTTTTGATGCTGCATAAAATGCTTATAGTCAAGCTTTTTACCATCTATTTCAATAGTAGCAGACTGCTTCAGTTTCTCTATCTGCTTCTTTACTCTTGATACAGATCCGGGTGTTATCTTCTTAGGTATAGAAGGTAACTTCTTCAGATCTTCATTGATAGTAAATCCCTGAGATTCAAGCTTCTTTATCCACTTATTATATGAAGCACGTGCATCATATAATTCTTTCTGGTATTTCTTACTCATTGTCATTCATCCTTCCGTATATTGAAGATAGATTGATTTTTGCCTTCAAGTAGCATTCTTCATGATACTTTACATATCTTGATTTAGTTGGCTTATTCCTGTAAATAGGCTTATGGCAAAATTGGCATGTACCTATGATATACTTCTTACTACTTCCGTTATTCTTCTTATACTTCATATCAGAAGCCACCTATCTTAGGAATGTAATTATCAAGATTGACCTTCTCTGCTACATAAGGGCAGTCACAATACTTTGTTATCTTATAGCCTGAACCGTCAATAGACCATATCTCTATATGTGTATTCTCATTCATTGGATCTGTATAATCCATAACCTTCTTGCCGGATCTTTTAAGTTCTCTGTAGATATCGAAAATATGCATATCACATCACCTTCTTTTCTTCTCTGTATATAGTAAACTCTTTGATCTTAGTAACGCTGCAAGCAGCAATATCATTAACAAAAGATAAAGCAAGATCCAACGTTTCAAATTCAAAGCAAGCATCAAAGTAAAGATCTGAATTATTAGGAATAAATGTTATTACTACCCTGATCATATTATTCACCATCCTTATATGCATTATTGATATTCTTGATAACCTTCATATAATCTTCATTCTGCGGTAACTTCATTATACAATCGGTACAGATATCGATCCTCTTACCATCTTGTAAAACGAATCCTACACCTGTAGGAAGACCATCTTCACGAGTACCATAGTAGAATGTATTTTTACACACTGCGCATGTCATATTGTTATTCTTCCTTTCTGTATTAAAAAGCCGGATCTACATAATCTATGCAGATCCGGTGATTCAGATCCTGATATTAGAATTCAAATGGCATATCAGGTGTGGATTCTTCCTTAGATTCCTTCTTCACCATATCAACACATTCTACATTATCTGCCATAACTGTATAAGAATAGTTCTTCTTACCATCCTTATCATAAGAAGATACCTGCAGCCTGCCTGATACAATGGCTCTCATGCCCTTCTTTGATGCTGTAGCAAGGAATTCTGCAGCCTTACCTGTAATAAGAACAGGAATAAAATCTGCTTCTTCCTTAGTTCTCTGTACTGCAATTACGTTCTGTACATAAGCAGTACCCTTGCCTGACTTCTTCAGTTCATGATCCTTTGTGAACCTTCCGGAAATGATAATTGAATTCATATTGAATCCCCTTTCTTAAAAATATTTATTAACAAGCCCTTTTGGCATAGTTAATCCGGTATGTGTAGCAGTATCTGCCTGCCCTTTCATTATGCATTTTTTCATCCGATAAAACAATAATAATATCATACAGATCTTCAAGAGTAACAATATACTTGAAGTAGATCCTGCAAGCTTCATCATACTTCTTATAATTCTCTGTATTCCATCCTGCAGATAAAAGCTGCGCACAATGATATACTCTGTTCTGAAGCTTCATGATATCCTGATACATAACAGGATCAATAACATTTTCAAGCTTCTTTCTGCTGCTTGTATATTTCCTGATCTTTTCCATGATTTTCCTTCCTTTCTGATAGACTGTTCTTATATATCTATTCATTATACGCCTGATCCGGGAATAAAAGTGTGAACAATTTGTTAACAAATCGAATTAAAATTAAAGCCGTAAAATTTTAATTCAGTTAAATCAATTAAAATACACCCGGCATCCCAGCCGGGTGTACTGAAAGAGAAGAAAAAGAACCAACTATCCCACCGGATATTAGGCAACTGTGATATAAACTGTAGCAGTTACTGTAGAATCAAATACGGAAGCAACTGTGATAACGATATCATCACCTGCTGTAGCATCTGCCGGAACTGTTACAAGACCGCCTGAAGTGATATCAGGTACTACATCTGAAGCCGTTTCATCAACTGTATAAGTTACAGCCTTTGAAGCCAATGTAGCAGTAACAACTGTTGTAAGCTGTACACTCTGACCTGCTGTACAAGAGATAGGCGCAACAGATGTAGAAGTAGGTGCAACAACTACAGAAGTTACAGAAGATGTTCCTGTATGGATAACAGTATTATTCGCAAAAGGCGAAACTGCAAAGATACGAGCAACATTCAGGAATGCATTCTTATAGATGCCCTGCGGATTATTGATATCATCTGCGATATCATCATAAACATCGTAGATCTGGAAGAACTCAGAATCAACGATTACAGCGAAAATGTTATTACTCAGAATAGCCTTATCTGCTGCAGACAATGCATGACCTGCACCCAAAAGGTTATTGATAGCAGTATCATCAATGTTACCAAAATCGTCAATCCTGACGATCCTGCCCATTATCTCTGCTCTATCCATATGGAATGCATAAGCAAGCGAATTAACATCAATAAGTGCATCTGAAGCTGCACTAATGATGATATACTGATCATCCTTCAAAACGAAGTTTTCAACACCTGCAATATTACGATCCGTATTCAGGAATTCCATCTGATTAGAATTCGTCCTGATTGCAGTAAGAAGCTTATCTGCCTTTTCCTTATCTGTATCATTTACACCGATAGATACAGCTTTGAACGTCATGTAACCGTCAAGAATACGCTTAGCAAGCAGATACTTTGTAACTACGAATTCATCACGGCTATTCGCAGAATCCATAGCACCTAAGATCTTTTCGATCAGAGACGCGATACCGTCTGTAGCTGTGAAGCATCTTGCGATATCCCTTCTCTGGATTGTCTGCTTATAGAACTTCTCATAGTTAAGGGTATAGAATGCTGCCCTTACATCAGGGAATTCACGAGCGAATACCTGAGATTCTGCTGCTGTAGGATCATATTCGTGAGCATCTGGAAGATTTACATAGATATCTTCTACTGTATCACCGAATTCCATGATACCCTTTTTGAACATTCTCAAAGGATTCTGGAAGATCTTAGAAGTGATATTAACTCTGCCTATACGGTTGATCAGGTTGATCAGGAACTCATTCTGTAGCCTAACATCACTCATGATAGTTACACCGATCTCACGAACTTCAGATGCATTCGTTACAGCCGGTACATAATCCTTGTAATTCTGACTTGCACTATTTCTCAGAGCATTCAGAACTGCGATATTATTACTTACATTTACTCTCTGTGTAGGAATATATGCCATATTTTTACACTTCCTTTCTTTTATTTTGTTTATTCTTCAAGAAGATCATCAATAGTAGTATCAACTAATTCATCATGAATATCTTCATGAACTTCATCACTTACTTCATTAGTCTGTTCAACATCCTGCTTAGATTCAAATCTTTCACGGTATGTCTTGAGCAGATTATTATACTTTTCTTCATAAGGATCAGGAACGATAGAATCCTTCAGATCACCCATAAAGTTAAGGATATCTTCATTAGTATCTTCACCAACGATTGAAGAAAAAGAAGATATCAATTCTTCTGCTGTTTTCTTTGCCATATGAAAAATCCCCTTTCATATATTTATAAATTATTTTCATTTTAACTTAAAATGAAATTATTGTAAACCCTTTATGAAACGCTTATTAAGAAGCCATATAGGAAAACCTTTCTTCACTCTGACAGGCGGTGTAGGCGGTGTAGGCGGTAATGTAGTAAAGAACTGATACCATTCATCCGCATATGTACCCCTTATAGGCTGCGGACGTACAGCCGGGTATTCATACTTATAGCACCATTGATTAGCAAGAACTGAAGGCGGTAATGTTGATACAGTAAAATCTGCGAAAGTCTGATAGAACGCACCTGATCCGGATTCACCATCACCACGAGCAGCAGACCATTGCAGATTATTATTCAATTCATACATGATCCTATCTAACTGAAGATCATGATTTGTTTCCCATCCTGATCCCGCCCACAAAGAATACTTTGTATAAGGCGTCCATTGTACAAGACCGTAACCGCCTGCATATTGTGCAAAACCTTCCCATAATCCCGGATTAACAGTAGATTCTACCTGCATATTACCAACCATAGCAGATATGGCTTCAATAGACCAACCACGAGCAGAGAAGTAATAATAGATAATGGAAGCGTTATTTTCCATCTCTGTTTGATTCAAGTATCTATTGCCTGATACCCATTGAAGATTAGTCTGATATCTTAAAAGATAATCCCAACCGCCGTTAGAATACCAATAATACGGATGAATCCTTATTTCATCACCTGTTTGATCACCGGGTTGACCGCCATGATACCAATCATGACCAGGTATACCATTCCATTCATTATGTACTGCTTCTGCAAGATCTGTAGTAGAAACCATAATAGCCGTATGATGTTGCGCATTTAAGAGAACATCACCCGGCAAAAGATTGGTAAAACCCTGAGAAGTAATGTCTGTAAATCCTGCTTGAATCAGATCCGCATACATTAAACTTGTATCATCCGTAGGATTAACATTGAATCCTGCTTGCGAAAGACAATAGCAGACAAAAGAACTACAATCATAATCCGGACCGTAACGATGATCTATATCATAACCATATGCCGGATCATTAGCCATAGATACAGCAAGATTGACTACAGCGATTAAAGAAGGCATCTGATATTACCCCTTCAGAAGTTTATTCCATGTGTTAGAACCTACTACACCATCTACTTCAAGAGAATTCTTCTTCTGAAATGCTCTAATAGCAAAATCTGTATTACTACCTGCAGAATTATCTATCTGAAGCACTTTACCATCTTTACCTTTATATCCTTTTGCTTTAAGTAAGATCTGTACTGTTCCTACTTCAGGATCTTTCATACCCTTCTTAATAACCTTCAGATTCACTTCTACTTCACCTACTTTCTTTTCACCTGTATACCTGAAATGATAATCCCAACCATAAGACGGATTATAGAAACTTCTCATACATATTTCTCTGCCGGTCTGATCACCCGGAATCCTACCCTTAATAGATCCGGATTCATCTATAGATGCATGAACGATATTAAGCCTACTCACGCACATAACTACATGATGATTAACAGATAGAAAGATATCACCTGCTTCACGTTTATCAGATATCGGTATTGAAGTATATCCGATAGATTCAAGAGCCTTCTTCATATTAAATGTAGTCAGATTCTTAGGAATATCTGCACCTGCTACACGTAATGCAGCAGTTACCAGAGAAGAACAATCATAATCAGGATTACCATATCGGTTAATTTGAGAATAACCATGCCTGTTATCTTCTGCTATTGATCTGATCCACGTAACCGCCTTATTGATATCTAACATAAGATCACCCCTGATTCATCTTATCTGCTAAATCTCTTATAGCTTCTGAATTATGTTCTACTGCTAATGTAAGATCACCTAACTTCTTTATAGCTTCATCAAGTGATTTTCTTTCTTTGTCATAAACATATTTCAGAGCATAACCGCAAAGAAGAAAACTAAAAATTGGAAATCCCAATGTGGATATAATATTAACTGCATCTGACATAATTTGTCACCTTCATTTCTTAGGAGTAGCTTAGATCCGCTAATTTGATCCAATACCGCAGCCGTCAAAACTGATCATACTATACAGACCTTTTCACAGGTTGACACCCTGTATATATCAAGTACAGACCGCCTTAGCGGAATCTAAGCAACTTAAGTATACAATTTTTTGCTTCAATACTCAAGAAACGGAATTGACCATTCGTATAATATTCCCTTAGTCTATCGATCACTTTGTATTCAAGTGATAACCTTGTATCTGCATCATGTGATATTTCATCAACTGCGAATTTGTACTTATACGAGATATCACCGCCAACATCACAAAATACAATACCTAATTCATCATAAAACTTTATACTGTATATCTTATTTTGATAAACCAATGTGCAGTAATATCTGAACTTACTTGTTTTTGGTCTGCTAATAATGAATGCAGGATTATCAAGAATATGTTTACCCTTGTTACCCATATCAATATAATCATTATCTACAAAGCATCTTTCAAATGCAGACTTTGAAAGCGCATTATAAGAATCTTTAATGAATGTCTGTTCCATTACCCAACCATTACCACGGATGAATCTTGTATCTGCATTAAGTCTGCCGGATATACCAAAAGCAGAATAATAAGGATTCAATGCAGTTACACTATTGCTAAGCATGTACACCGGAACATATCTACTTGCAGATCCGTTACCACGTGCTATTGTTTGATGCAAAGAACGATATTTTACTATTTCATTAGAGCAGTATATACAATCTTCAGGTTGATATTCATCAAATACGATCTGAGATATATCAGAGAAGTAATGCGAACAAAGCTTTAACTTAGATGCCGCATTCAAAGGAATAGCAAAACCGCATTCTTTATTATCAAGATACAAAGACGCAAAATGTCCTGAATCTCTGAGCTTATGTGTCATTGTCATACCCTTAAAGAATAGTCTGCCAATATCTTTGAAGAATTTACCTGAACATTCATCTAATTCATTTTGGAATCTGTAATATATTCCAAACTGTTTTGAATGATCATCTATGTAATCCTGAACAACCTTATGATTGAACCATGTTGTCTTTCCTGCAGATCTGTTACCATTAACAAAAAATACTTCAGGCTTCAGATCATCCAGATCATTCATAGATAATAGTTTGTCACCTGTATACCAATTCATCCGGTCAGATCCTTTCTTCATGTCTTTTCATCTACTATACACTTCACCTCTTGACAAATCAAGCAAAGGGGAGTATCCTATTTCTCTATATATTGTATCCGGGGG